TATCTTAATCTTTGTGTCGTTTATTACCTTCTTTACAATTCTTTTTAATCTATTGTTAAAGAGTCCTTCGAGTCCTGCACCAACATATTTTGATCTAGGATTTCTTTTATAATGAAATACAATTTCACTAGAATTCCATCCTCTTTTTTGCAAACCTTCAGGTTGGTGTAATATCCACTTTTCTTTGCCATCTTGACTAAGTTTTTGAATCTGCTTATAGATTTCTTTTCCACGATCTGCCCACTCACCTTCATACGCTGAAACTTCAAAAATTTCTTCAGGAGTTAAGTTATGTTGTACATTACTTATAGTTTTATCTCTCCAGTTAGCTATCTCATTCATAAAGTTTCCTTTACTAATCAAAGTAGTTCCTTCATCAAAAATTGCACCTACATTTTTAATTTTAGTATAGGTAGTTAATCTTTTTGTCGCTTTCTTTTCGAGTTCCTTAAAAAGTTTATTTCTAAGTGTTTGCGACATTAAATTACAACTCTATATAAATCTAATACTCTTTTAATATGGTCTGGAAAGTCAGTACTTGTTCTCATACCGGAAGTTCCTTGATTATTCATTTGAGCATTTCCTAAACTTCTTCTTTCTTTATGTTCATCTTTCATGTAGTAATTAACTAAGTCAAAAATTGCTAGTTTTAAATCACTTGGACACTCTGAATATCCTGCGTTATAAGTAATCTTTACGCTTCCTACTCCTCTTTTCCAAGAGATTGGATTACCACTCTTATTTGTTCTTATAATTGCGTCACTCTCTAAATCAACATAATATTCAAAATCTGTAGTTGTTAATGTTTCATAAGCAACTCCATATTGTGACCTTTCTTGTACTATATCAACGTTAACTAACGGACTTTCACTCATTGTAATGGTGGTAGTGTAGTTGTCATTGATTGTAAATGTCTCAACTTTATCTGTAGAATAATAATCTACAAAACTTGTGGCACAGTACTTCTTAACTAAATCAGATACCAAAGGTATCATAACAAATAGACGATCGTCATCCTTCTCTCCTCGGAGTCCCTCTGCGTCTTTATATTCATTTACTGTTATTAAGTCTGCCATAATTAAAAGTGTGGGGATTTTAGGAATCCCCACGAAAACCATAATTAGCTATTAACTAGCTTTATATTGTAGTGCCCAAGCCGAAGTAGCTGCATTGATCATATCAGTGAAGCCAAGTCTTTGTGAAGCCACAAGAACTCTTCTTTGGTTAGCAACTTCGTAATCTGACTCGATAGTCATTCCTCTTAAACGAGGCATTACGTAGTTTCTTGGATTAACAGCGATCGAATGGAAAATTCCAACTCCCGGTGTTTTGAATTCATCACACATTAATACTCTAGAACCGAATACTGAACCAATTTCACCAGTCAATTTAGTAGCCTGGTCGCCAACTAAGTTAGCATCTTGGAATTCAGCATCTTCTAGTAATTCATAATATCCTCTCTGAGAAACGATGTAAATCACTTCTGAAGCATTGATACCATATTTACCCATATTCTTTCTAGCACCTAACAACTGAGCAGCTGTTAAAGCGTCTGAAGCGTAGGCAGTTGCTGATTGAGTCTTGTTAGACCCAGCCATAGTTACTAGACCTTCAAAAGAAGCTCCACCTGTACCGTAAACGCCGTCTGCATGGTTACCCACTAGCATGGCTTGTTCAACCGCTCTAGCGTGAGATCTAACCATTGATTCTCTAATTAAAGGAAGAATCGGTAAGATTGCATCTTCTTCAGTCTCGTTACCTAGGTAAGATTGTGAAATTAATTTTTTAGTTGAAAGGGTTCTTTCAGTTAAATCTACACCACCAAAGGCTGAACCGTAAGTATCTCCTCTTTCGGCTAAGTTACCATGAGCTCCACTAATACCTGAAGCTGTTTGAGCTGAAGCGAATTCAGCATAACCACTATCTGGTAAGATTGGGATAATCATGTTGGCAGAGTTCATTGAGATCTCTCTGAATAGAGGAGCCAAAACTAAACTGTTTTGGATATCTCTTTCAATATTGGTTGAAACAAGTTGTTCAAAATCAGCTGATGAAACTTGAACACCTGATTGCGTGTTTACTTTTTCCATTACTGATTTAGATAAGTCTGTGTCCCATCCTTTACCTGTTGCTAGACCTGCAAATTTAGCATCCATTACATCTTCTGCAAAGGATTCTTTCCAGTTGCCTGATCCTGTTCTATCACCGAAGTGTCTTTTCGACTCACGAATACTCATGATTTCTGATGATTTTTCTACTAGTTGAGCTTCAAGTTCTTTAACTACTTTGCTAAGATCTTCTTGCTTTTCGTTAACTCTTTTCTCAACATCTGAGATGAGCCTTTCAGCTCCTGTAATAACGCTAGTTACTACTGTTTTTTGTTCTTCCTGTTTAGCTTCTTGAGCAGTTTTAGTTTCAGCTTCTAAAGATTCTGCTTTTTCAACAGCCTCTAGATTAGCTTTTTCTTCAGCTGCTTTTGCTTCTGCTTGTTTCATTGCAATAGATGTCGCAGTTTTTTCTGCTACTTCTTTTGCGAATGCTTCAAGGTCAAAGCCCGCTTCAGGAGTCTTCTTTTCTTCTGACATTTTAGTCTCCATTTTTTGGGATTTCTCCCCGCTTGGCTGCTCAATTTTAACAGCGTCTGCTGCTGCGTTCGAGTTAGCCTTTATAAATTGTTTTTGGAATTCTTTGTATTCATCCATATTATCAAATGATTTTGCAATTGAAAACGTTGCCGCTTGATTACAAGGTACTGATACTACAGAAACTTCAAAAAGTTCCGCATCCTTTATTTTGTATCCATCTGTTTGAGTCATATATTCTGCGTCTTTAACTTTAAAGCCGACAGAAAACGCCCCAAGGACACCATCTTTAATAAGATCTTTTACTTCACCTGCTGCTTTTGATATCTTTGCAGATATTTCCAAGCCTTTATCAGTTACGACTACATCAGTAGCGCGACCGATTGGTTTATTATAATCATGGTTAAAAAGGATAATTGGATTACCTTTGAAGTTATTCAACCCGCCGGACTTTGTCCATGCTGCGGCTTCAATTATGTCGCCTGCACGATCTAAATCTATTGTGCTTGCTGAACCTTTGATTTCTAAAGAACCATCTTCTAATTCACCTAACGTTTTTAACGTTGATGACCAATGAAAGATTTTATCTGACATTATTTCTCTCCTTTCACTTTAGGAGTCTTAGGAGTCTTTACGACTTCTTTAACTTCTTCTGCTACTTGGATAGGATAACGTTTATTCATTACAGAAAGAACTCTAGTCCAAGAACCCCATTGTCTTCTCAATAGGTAGTCTTTAACTGGAACTTCTTTTCCGTATGATTTGTAATCGGGTAAGCTAATAGTATTCACGCCTTTACTGGCGACGAATTCTGAAAGAGCTTTTACCATCATATCTTTTGTCATATTTATTCCTCTGTTTCTTCGGGTGGTCTTCCACCTTCTGCTGGATTTGCCGCTGAACCTGCGATATTTGCAGGAACTCTGGGTGTATCGAATCCGTCAATCTTCTCAAGACGTAACGCCTCCCTTGCTTCATTCGGTGTAAAAATACCCGTGTTTACAAGTGTGGCAAAATACGCTGCTTGGTCTTTTAATTCAGGTTGAAGTGCAGGAATTCCTGATACTTCTTCGTCTAATTTAAAACCGAAGAACCTCTCGAAAGCACATGCAATCTTATTTGTGATTGGCATTATGGTTTCTAAATAATAAAGACGGTGATTAGGGCGAATGTTCGCATTATTCCCGCCATCCATTAAAATTGGTGGTATTCCTAAAGCTTCTAGAATGATTTTCTCATTCGCTTTAATACCATCTTGAAAGTCTAGATCTTTGAAGTTTACTTCAGTTAGATTCTCTACTTCTAAACCGCCATCTAAAAATAACGGTCGTCTGCCACCTGACTGTGGATTGTATCTCGCAACCCAAGATGATAGCATTCTTTCTTTGATTTTCTCAGAAAGAGTGTTTGGTGATTTAAGTACTAGTCCAGGAACTGCTCCGTTTTTGAAGAAGTTATCTTGGAAGTTTCTCATACTACCTAGTAGTTGCATTGTTCTAAATGCAGGCTTAAGTCTAGGCACTCCTCTATAAATGGAGTTAAAACTGTTTTCTTTAATGTGTATAATCTCACTAGGACTATAATCAATACTGTGGTCATACGTAAATTTCTCTATGTATGTGTTATCATCAGTAACAATAGTCACATGGTCTGCTGGAAGATGGTACAGATGTGCACCATCAAAGTATACAAATATATTTCCATCAATCAATAAGTCAATTATAAGATTTCTTTTAAAAGTACTTACATCTTGAAAAGGGTTTGGCTGAGTATTTAGTAGTAAGTCAACTTTTGATCTTCTTATTCCTTTATATACACTATCCATGCCTTTAATTGCTTCACCAACATCAAAAGGTATTTCCGCAGAATCATCCACTATCATGTTGACTGCTCGGTTAACTACTTCTAATTGCTCGTATGCGTTTCTATAATTTGTAACATTTTCTCTAGAAAGGACTTCCATCCCTTGATCTCTAGCGATGACAAATTGAGACGGATTGAGTTTTTCATCAATGTCTCTGTCTCTACCTGTTATAAAATCATACCATGCCATATTTGTTTCTCTGTATCTCTACCCATTTTTGTTGTTTCTTAGCTGTTATAAGTGTTGGGCGTTTACCATATATACCATGTAATCTCATGTGGTGGCTATGGCAAAGTGTAACAGCATGGTCGTAAACTTTATCGTGTTCTTCTTCAATGAATTCTTCACGAATATCTAGAATTTGTTGTTCTTCGGTTATGACTATTTTTCTCTTTCTTAACCATAATTCTAATAACTCGGTTAATCCGTAGAAGTGGTGAAAGTCTAGTTCTTCTGTACTGCCACAAATGTAACATTCCGTTTGTTTCTTATAACGCGACTTGGCCTTATCTCGAACATATTTAACTAAATCTCTTTTTAAAGTCATAAACCTACTTCTATATTAGAATTGTACCAAATATTCGAGCATATGTCAAGAACTATTTTTTGAGGGGGTATATTAGAAGGATGTAACACTTGTCTCGAATGAATAAAGTGCGTATCGTAAGGCGTCTGCCATGTGACACGCATAGTTATGTTTAGGTTTTTCTCTTAATAAATTTGGGTTTGGATCCCATTGATACTGGTCTAAACTTATTAGAGACTCTTCGCATCTCTGGTGTACTGTTAATCTTGCGTTGTCTATTATGCCACCTACATGGCCTATACCATCAAGGACTGATTTTTTAGCATTAATAGTAGTAATATCATAGTTCTGTGCAAAGTCAAATCTAGTTTGCTGTGCTGCGGAATCAATATAAATATAATCAATATTCCATTTATGTATTAACTTTTGTATCTGTATTGCGTGTTGCTCGGTGGTTCTTTCTGCGTCAAAATATTCATCTAGTAAATAGTATTGTGCGCTATCCCAATCGTACGCCATAACACAGAAGGCTGTCGGGTCTCTGTACCCTACGTCCATTCCGGCAAAGACATCCATTCCTGTAGTATCAAATTCGGCTAAATCTGCGACAGATTTCTCATGATCAAATGCCCATACTTGCCCTTCAAAGACATTAAAGTCAGCCATGTATTCCTGATTGAACTCTGACTCGGACATAGTCTTTTTAGCTTCTGCAATGTCAGTATCTGAAATCCTTGGATTTTCATGATAAGTTGCTTTGATTGAACACCACTCTGGAAATTCGTCTGAGAAGCCTCTGTGCCAAAACTCTGCAAACCAATTATTTCTACCCCTTGGAGTAGATATAAAAATTGCTTTAGAGTTTTCTTTATCTAGTGTAGGTCTTAGTGCTACATTGAAGGCATCTCTACCATCTACAAGTGCAGCCTCATCAAAGATAATTAAATCGTAACTTCTACCAACTACAGAGTCAACCTGGTTTACAGAACCCATACGGATTGTAGAACCATTTGTAAGTTCTATAACTTTATCTTTTGCGTTGTCTCTTGTAACTTCTAAGTCAAAATGTTTTATTAAACTTCTTTGAAGTTCAAATGATATTTGTGATAGGGAATAATTTGGGGACATAAGTAATACATTAGCTCCTGGAACTAACGTAATTAATTGTCCTATGATATTTGCAATATAAGTTTTGCCTTGTCGTCTAGAAACAGCTGCTGTAACAAAACGATATTTAGGGGAGTTAATTGCATTAATGATGGCGTGTTGTGAAGTATTAGGAGTAATTCCTAATAAATCCATATATCCATCTATAGGTAGTTTGACAAAACGGCGTTCATCAAATTTCATCAGACTGTCAGATAAGACGTCTGTTCTGCTTACTTGTATCAATGCAATATCTCGTCGTCAAATAGGTTTTCTTCATCTTCTTCTAGTATTCCTAGAACGAGAGCTTTGTTATATAAGTATACATAAGCGGCGGAAAGATTCTTAAGATTTTCTTCTGAAGGACTTAATGGTCTTGTTTTTTCAGTATGCATTAGTTGTTTCATAAATTTAGTACCGTGCAGTACTGTTTCATCCAACCATAATTTCTGCCCACTTACTGATGTCATCTTTTCTTTCCTTTGTGTAGCCCGTGAGAGGCGTGTTGTTTTCCTTTTTTACTAGCTGCTCTTTTCTTTCGATTCGCTGCTGCTAGTTTCTTTTTACCTGCTGTAGTAGACTTAAGTTTTGCTATAGTCTTAGCAGGGGCGTAGACTTCTCCAGTAGTAGAAGATTTCTTTCCACTGGCAGTTGTCCACTTTTGTTTAGTCCATTTTTTTAAAGACTTTTGAGATTTCTTCAAAGCCATTACTTTCTATAGCCTCCTCCAGCCTTTTTGTACGCTACTGCTAACATCTGGGCTTTTCTTGCAGACCACTGTCCTGGTGCTCCACCCTTCCCACCAGACTTTATCCTACTGAAAAGATTTTTACGCATAGTGGGTTTGGTATAGTTTCCTGCTGAATTTACTGTTGACTTTTTCTTAGTCGTAGCTTTTCTAGGCATTACTTCTTCTTTTTAGCTATAGCCATTTGAAGTCCTTTAGGCAACTTCTTCTGTGCTGCTGTTAATCCACCTGATTTTTTCTTTACAGGTTTCTTTACAGGTTTCTTCTTCACAGGTTTTTTCTTTCCATACATATTTTTCATAATTTTACCATTTAACTTTGTCTGCCCAATAAGCGGCGGACATCTTGCCCTTTTTAATATTCTTGCCGTGGCGAGCCTTAAAACTTCTTCTTTTTGCTTTCATTCTAGCTGACTCACCTGCTTTAGGTGCACCAGCTGTTGAAGCCCCTTGTTCTCCAAAACGAATAGTTTTGACTTTATCGCCTACTTTGGCGACAACAACATGGGATTTCGATTTATGACTAGGTGTTCTTTTTGGTTTATTAAAACCGGATACTCCTATTCTTGTTAGTCTAGGATCTTTAGGCATTAGTCTACTACTACTGGAGTACCGAATACGGTTACTGCTCCAGCAAAGATTTGGTCTGTTGGTTGTTTCTTAAGTATTTCTGTTCCGTATGCAGATACTTTAATACTACCTAGCGTAGTGTCTGCTGCGTTAGCTACAGTTACAACTTGTACAGTTGCAGTGTTATTAAAAACTCTAACATAGTCAGAATTTAGAAAGGTGGATGCGGCTCCTACTGTAGTACCGCAAGCTGCTTCTGCCCCTAATAGTCTCATTTTCATGATGATGTTCCTCTTTGTAGCAATTTATCCAATTGCTTGTCTCTAAAGTTACACTTTTTCATTGTTGTGTAATCTTTTAATTTGTGTAATTTCTCTAATCTTTTTCTATGTTGTATAGCCAAAACTGCTACGGATTTCTCAATCTTATGCATCTGGTCTACAAATTCAAATTTTTCATAAAGACTCATTGGTACCTCCTTGAAGGTAAAATAAGCCCCTCATAGAGAGGCTCATAATTGTGGATTTACTTCTCTTTCGCGCGGCCTACATTTAATGCACACCAATCGATAATTTTGTAAATCTTTTTCATTAAACCGTCGTCTACTGGTGTAGGCGTTAAGGCTGCAATAAGTGATGCACCTAATACGATTGTTGGAATTACTGAAAGTAATTTAGTAATCCATACTAAAAGATCTATCATATCTCTCCCCTCTATCTGTCCTTGCGGACACTTGGCTTAAACCCAGACTAATTCTGTGCCTGTGAGTAAACTCCCATTGAACCATGGTAATTTATTTGATGGTTTTGCATCAAATCCCATAATTCTAATTGCAGTGACGGACGAGCCATTAGATACCATTCGATATAATCTATTAGTATCTGCAGTAACAAGATATAAGCCTCCAAAGGCTCCACTAGTATTATTAAATTTTTGTACTTCTGTTAAATTTTTAGCAACTACTGTAAGTACAAATGACTGTACTCCATATGTAAAGCTGCTATTGATTCCTGCATAAACTCCTTCTCCTGTTGTTGTGAAGGATTCATCTGTAGAATCTACTGTTAGTGTGGATGAATTAGCATATACAACGAAGCTTTTTATTGCAGCTCCTTGCGGGTCAGGAAAGTTTTGTTTTAATTTATTTTCCGTAACAAATTTTACGCCATGCCCTAAGGATGAGGTGTAAAATTCTTTTGTTTGTATTTGTGTTCTATTCATTGTTATCGTTTGTAGGCCTGTATTGATATCTTTGAGCTTTTTTCTCTGCTCTTATTAAATCATCTTTTATATCAACTTTGCCGTCCCCATTTAGGTCTTTGCCAGTTAGTATATTCCATAATTTTTTTATCATATCAACCATAATAATACAAGAGTCATTACAACTCCTTCTCCGAAGGATATCCATAACATTGTATAATCTTCTAAGTGAAGCTTCTCTTGCCATCCTAGTAACCAATCTCTATGCCATCCTAACATAATTTTAAATTTATCCATAATAATACCCAAAAGGGGAAGAGTCGGGACCTATGATTTATTTCCGTGTCATGAAATTTATTCATGCGTTTACGCTTAGTATTAGGTCACCTACTCTTCTTAAAACTTTGAGAATCACCTCCAGTTAAGTCCATTTACCGAGTGGACACTCTGCCCATCTAATTTTAGTTTTGAGGGGCATGAAACAATTACATTCTTTGCAAGTCTTCCAAAACTTTTGATATCTTGGACACGCTTCACAAATCTTTAATCTTTCTTTATAATCTTTTTTGTTCACTTCAATGAAGTGGGTAGTACATTTCTTGTTTTTCGTTGCAAGTTCTTCTTGCGGGCTTGTAGTCGTCTGTTTCTAGCTGCCATTGCAGGGACTTCTTCAACTACGATCTCCCCTGTGTGGTCTTCAAAACCTTCCACTGCTTTAGCAAGGGCTTCTTCTATTTTTGTGTTAGCCATTTATATGTACCCACGCTGCTTCCTCTGAAGCAAAATGTAAAAGAACTCCTTTATCGTCTCTTACTTTCCAAGTACCTCTTGCACAATACATTTCCCATCCTTCAGGTAGTACATTTTTTACTACTGTTTTAGTTTTTGCGGATTTTGTCAAGTCTTTTTTGTTATATTCTAATTCCATTATGTCTCCTAATGTATAGTCAGCATACTGACTACAATTCCTGCTAAAGTTATTAATAGAAATCCTGCACATCCAATTAAAATTGTTTCTATTCTATTGATTAACGTTTCGATTCCATTAAACCTACCGTTACTATCTTTTTCAATAGAGTGAATTTTATTGAAAATAGTTTTCCATCGCTCTGCACATACAGCTTCGTGTGTAGCTAGTTCTGCTGATACTTGCTCGACTGAATCCATGTTATTCTCCTTTAGCACTTGTGGATATTTCCACATCTATAGTGAAAATTATATCAAAATATAGAACTCATGTCAAGTACTATTTTCGTATGGTATAGATTTTAACTGGCTCGGACTTACCTTTTACCGTTACTTCGTCTAGAAACTCATAATTATAACCATCTACTAAACTGTGCTCGGATATGATTAAGTCTGTGTCGTACTCTTTACAACTAGATTCTAGCCTTGCTGCAAGGTTAACTGCGTCGCCAAGTACGCTATAATCAAAACGACTGCTACTACCAAAATTACCGACAACACAGAGTCCAGTATTGATTCCCGCTCCTGTATGTATTTGATCCAATCCTTCTTCATTAAGTTCTTCATTTAATTCTCCTAGTGCTATTCTCATGTCTATAGCTGCTTTTGTTGCATTCTCTATATGGTTCTCATCGGGTATTGGAGCACCCCAAAATGCCATTATACAGTCTCCCATATATTTATCGATGGTACCGCCGTGTTTTAGTATAATTTCTGTCTGGTTATCGAGAAATCTATTGATTAAACGAGTTAGACCTTGAGGATCTTTCTGGTATTTTTCTGAAATCGGTGTAAATCCTCGGATATCAGAAAAAAGAAAAGTTAGTTGTTCGGTCGACCCACCCAATCTCAGTAATGTGGGGTCGTCCTGTAATTTTTTGACCAAGTCTGGGCTTACGTAGGTCCCGAATTGTTGTTTGATTCGTAATTTCAACAAATACTCTGTAATAAAACTCTTGAATGTTACAATGCTCCAAAACAAAATGGAGATAATTACGACACCGCTAAGGTCAATCAAGTAAGAAGATTTATAAGCTTCCAGGACTCCGTATATACAACCCCCAACTACAATAATTATCATAGGTAGTGAGAAATAAACACTTCTTGACGCTAGTAAAATCAACAGTAGAGCTAATAGAGCAGAAAAGAGCTCTACTGTTGCATTCCATGTCGGGATGGATGGTGATGTACCTTCAATAAGGTTGTGTAAAAGGTTAGCTTGTAGTTCATGGGCGTATTTCAACCCTGCTGGAGTAGGTACTGGATTAGCAACTCCTTCTGCAGTTACTCCAATAATAATAAAAGGAGCGTTTATAGGGGAAGACATGAACTGTGATGCAGTTTGTTTAGTAAATTTTGTATTCCAGTTAAGGAAAATTCGTGAATTTGGGTCTGTAGTTATAGTAGGGTAGTTAGGTATTCTTACTGATTCAATACCTGACTGTGTTGTTTTCAATTGGTAAGAAGGATCGCCTACTCCAACTCTTAAAAGCTCTAGTGCGAAGGAGGGGTATAGTTTATTTTGTACATTCACTACAAGTGGGACACGTCTAGTAACTCCGTCAATCTCAGGGGTTGCGGTAATAATACCTGCGCCGGAACGTGCTAGAGCTAAATTCTTTTCGGTACGTATAACCCCAGGATATTTAAATAACCAAGGTGTAGGATCTTCTCCTAATTGAGCAGTTCCTACATGAGGACCTACTCCTTCACTTTGTGTTGAAACAGCGGAGGCGAGTACTGTAGGTACTTGTAGCATAGCGGAGGCTAAAGTTAAATCGTTTTTCTTATTTCTCAAGTCCGGGTCTGGCATTATGACTGTAATGCCAGGCACAGCACTTGTTCTCTGTATTAATGAAGCGTATAAATCTCTCGGTAATGGATATCCCTCGTAAGCTTCTACTATTTCTTCATCTAAGTCTATTATGAGAATGTTCTCATTCTGCACTTCCTCAGTGCTCATTATGAGATAATCAAATACTTTTAATTCTAATATTTGAAAGGGGTTGGGATTCCAGATAAGGAGTCCCATA